AGTGCTTACCTATGCAATCTTTTGGAAAATCTTTTCTTGAAAAATCATTATCTTTAATGTCACTATATACTAATCTTGTACCCACTAATGTGTCGAAAATTTTACCCCTAAATGTAGCGGAATATAGTTTCTCTAATACAGGAATATCAAACTTAATAATGTTATGACCTATGATTAAATCTGCGTCTTCTAAAAGTTTAATAGCGTCTTCGTTACTAGGTGTAAGTATTTCACCTGTGTCGATATTCTTTAAAACAATGCAATGTACTTTGTCACATACATTAAGGAAGCCATTGGTTTCTATATCAAAAATAAAAGAACTCAAAGTTTTACCTTCTTAATTTTTAATACATTGACAGTAGGCATAGTAGTTACGTTACCTACGTCACCCAATGTGCCATCATCATTAAAATTTACATCTGAAGCTAATACATGGACATCTTTGTCAGCTTTAAGTAACCAACCATTTGAAATACAAATAGTTACTTTACTATTAACTGCGTCCTTTAAAGAAACCCATTCAGCCGAACCATTTATATCTTTCCAATATAAAGAAACGAATTGTGCGTTTAATATCTTTTTATTTATTGTTGGTAATTTCATAATTAATGTAATGTTTCTAATTTAACTTCCACATACCAAGCCTCGTCTTGCCCACCTAAAGCTAGGTTTGTTAGACTATCTTGCAACATGAATGCTGTTTTTAAACTTCCTACTGTTATTGTTTGTTTCTTGTTTGTTGATTTAGCTTTTGCTAATGCTTCAGTAACTAACCCTGACCAAAATAAAGCGTCTCTTTTTTTCTTTGCAGATACTTTTTTAATAGTCATCTAAAACCTCTGCTGTAGTTTCAGAAAGACAACCTGTTTCTAAATTATATAGTAGAGAACATGCTTTGCCTGTCTCACCAGAATATCTATTTTTGAGAATTGCTAGATTAGCTATTTTTTTATCTGACTTGATGTCTCTTGATATAGAAATAATTAAATCTGATAATTGACCTATTGAAGCTGAGCCTCTAAGAGCATTCATGGTAACTTCTTTACCGTCTTCATAGCCCTTATCACCTTCTGACCTTCTTAGATGGCTAATAAGTATGACACCTATGCCTGTTTCTTCTACAAGTGTTCTTAATGTGCTTACAAAATAATCAATTAATTTTCTTTCATCATTAGTATGTTCATCACCCAATGCAGATAAAGCCATGTGTAAATGGTCTAATACTACAAAGTCTACTTCACATGATTTTGCTAAATATCTTATTTTAGTAAGTAAGTTATCTGCGGCTGTACAGCCAAAGTGATTAAATAAATAAAAATTCCCATTACCAACAGTTGATTTAAAAGTTTCTTCAAGTTGTGTTTCATTTATACCTTCTCTTGTTAAATGCAGAGGTTTTTGAAGGGCAACACCCATGATACCTAATGCACTACGTTTAATACTTTCTTCTAAAGCTATGTAACCAACTTTAAAATCTTGTCTTAATAAATCTAATGCTACATGACGACAGAAAGAACTTTTACCTACTCCACTACCTGCTGTAATAGTTGTAAGCTCTCCCTTTCTTAAACCATGTGTCTTATCGTTAAGACTTTTAAAAGGGTACTGTGCTGTAACGTGTTTATCTTCTTTTAATATTTCTTCAAAAATTTCAGAACCTAATACAATACCATCTGGTCTATATGGTTTTGCATTCCACATAGCTGATTTAAGTTCTTCTGTTCTACCTGCTAACAACATTTCGTTAGCGTCTTTAAGTGGTAGAGAAGCAATCTTGGCTTTGTTAGGCGTAAAAAGTTTTGCAACTTCGTTTGCCGCTTTCTGCCCTGCTTCGTCTTGGTCGAAGCATAAGATTACATTCTCGTAACCCTCCAAGAATTCTAGAGAATTTTGAATATCTTTTTTTGCACCTGCCGCACCAGTTTTAATGGAGACAAAATCAAATTTGTTATCGTTGACCTGACTAAATGAAAGACAATCAAGTTCTCCTTCACAGACAGTAATATATTTTCCTTTTCCTCTACAAGTTTCTTGTCCAAACAAACCTGCTTCTTTTGGATTACCTACCCATTGAAAATCTTTATTAGGGTATCTAAATTTTTGTGCTACGATTTCTTTGCTATCATTATAATAATTAGCAATATGACATGGACGTGCAAACCATGAACCTACTTGGTAGTTATATTTTTTTACTGTATCTAAATTAATTCCTCTTTTATTAAGAGGTAAGTGTTCACCTTTAACAAAGTTAGTAACCTCTTCTCTTTTGATTGGTTGTAATTCGGCATTCATAATTGTTGATTTTCCTTTTGTGGTGTGTTGACATGAGAAACAATGTGTATGTCCGTCTGAATAGACGGCGTTAGCGTCAGACGAAGAACAGTTGTCACAAGGCTCGTGATATAAAAATTCGCTTTCAGTTTCGTTCATAATGTAATAATTTGTGTGAGTTTAAATAAGTGAGGGCTTCGTGGCGGAATGGTTACGCAGAAGATTGCAAATCTTTGTATCCCAGTTCGATTCTGGGCGAAGCCTCCAAAGAGTTGAGGTAACTTCAGTCTCCCTCCATTACCCCATAAATACGAAACGCCTCTAGCTATTTCTAACTAGAAGCGTCTCAATCAACAATCGCCTGTACATCAAAAGACATACACGATTTTTTGGAGTTAATTGCATTTCTGCAACCCACTACCTCAACGCTATACTTCTTTTTGAGCCTTTTTACAAGTTCACGTAAAGATATGTATTGCTCTATTGTGAAGTTAACGTCAAGACCTGTACCATCTTCCAATAAACCTCCTACGAGACCTATTGCGATAGAATTTTTGTTAGTAATTAAAGGTTGGTTTATAGGGAGTATTGCACCAGACATTTCTTCTTTACGTCCAGTTTCTACAGTCCCATCTCTTTTAATTATAAAGTGAAACGCATTATAGAAATAACCTTCTTTCGCATGTTTTAAAGTTATATCCTTTGCGTTTAAATCTTCACTTGGTTTTGTTTTAGTTGAGTGAACAACTATAAAATCTGTTCTTTCTCTATTATTATTCATTTAACCACTCCAACGGTATGTGTTTATCTGCAAACTTAAATCCGTATTTTTCAGACCACATTGCATAAGTTGTTTCTGATTTTTTTGAGATACGACTTCTTGAATTACTGAAAACAAACCTGATGTCTAATTCAGGGTGTTGTTCTTTTACTAATCGCATTTTTTGTCTATCAGCAGAAGTAAACAAACCTTTAGTTTCGATATAAATGTTTTGTTCTTGTAGGTAAAAGTCTGGCGTATACGTATGAGCTTTCGTAGGTTTGACATAAGTCAATTTAACCTTCTCATAGGTATACGTTACCTTATTAGCGTCTAACTCTTGTGAGATAGCTATTTCTAAACCAGACCTGAAACCATGTTTCAAACCAATTTGATTAGAAGTCTGTCGAGGACGGTGATACTTCATTTTCAAATGCGTTTTCTGCTTGTGGTGCAACATAGCCATCTTTGATTTCTTCAAAGCCATGAGTTTGTGAACCTGCACCTTTGCCACCTTCGACTAGCTTGGCTACTTGCACAGCTTTTAATCTCAAGCTGACACCTGCACCTGCCATAGCGGTGTAATAAGGTATCATATCAGCAGAAACTTTCATTTCACTGCCAGACCAAATCTGGTCTTTCATAGGTGTACCTTTGCTATCGAAGACTGGAATTTTAATATCTATAGTCTCACCACTTTTCATATTAATTTTAGCTTTCGCTTTAAATTTAAAAATGATGTTTCCAGTTGGCTTACCTTCTAAATATTCTTCTTCGAAGGGTAAGTTAGCTGTTTTAGGTTCTTTACCTTTAGATTGCTGTTTAGCCATTTCTAAAGATACTTTCATTTCGTCTTTAATAGACTTAATGATTGACTGTGCCTCAGACCCTTTGACAATTAGGTTAGTCTTAAAGTGACCACCATTCTCTTTATCAAATTTAGTATCTGGGGTATTGAGCCAACAATATTGACTAATGCCTATTGGCGTTACCAATTTGTTATATACTTTTTTGTTCATATTATCCTTGTTTGTTGTTGTTTCTTTGATTTACTCCAAAGAGACTGTTGATTGTCTAATAGGGCAGGTTTACTATTCCTACCCTGCTTAGTTTCCGATAGTGCATACATTTAGGCAAAGAAATACTTACATTCGTGTAATAAATCTAAATTTAGCTCACCATCTTTAGGTCTTTCAGGTAGTTCAGCTATAGCCTCATCTGATAACGTCTCTGATACTTTTGCCTTAAATTCAGAAAGTAAATCTTTAGAGAAAATACTTACAAAGGCTTCTCTAATACTTTCATTAAGTTTGTCTATATCACAGGCATGGGTTGCAAAACTATCATGCACATTACAAAAGTTTTCTATTCCTTTTTCTCTTGCAATGTTAACCGTCCTAATCATACAGGCACTATCTAACGAGTGAACGTAGTTAGCAGGACAACTATTACGTTGTTTCATTTTGTCGGTCTCTGGTTTAGCTTCTCTTATTGTGGATTGGATTACCTGTCCCATCAAATGTGTCTCTACCCTTCTACTTTTCATTTCTGGGTAATATTGATAAACAGGAAAACCTACTGGAGTTACCCAGTGTATAGGCACACCTTCCTTTGCGACAACTTTTGCTATGTCCTGCAAATATCTCATTCCTTCTTTTGCAGATTTTAAGTTCTCACCTATTGATTGCCAAATTAATTTTGACAAATATGTTGATGGTTTAAACAAATCATCAAATGGGTGCATTTCTCCTTTGTCTTTTCTTTTAGTTAAGTCTTCAACTACAAAGTCAGTACATGCGTATCTTGTACTTCCATAAGTAAGTGTCATAACAGGTCTTTTACAAGTAGACCTTTTAACACCGTAGTCTAACCACTTAGTAGCTAACTCTTCTCCTTCAGCAGATTTTTGTTCTGCATTTTTAACTACTTCATTTTTCACAAGTCCATAGATGTCTTGTGGCACATCATTAGGTACACAGTTTACTAATGACCCTGCAACTTTATCTTTTAATAACAAACTGTAAATTTGCAAACCATTGCAAGAACCATCTACGTTAACTGGGATATGAGAAATAAATCCATCACCTTCTTTTGTGTATCTATTCCATTCATCACAAAATGCTAAAAACTGAAAAGCATTGTCTGCGTCTTCCCACTGCCTATTACCAATAGGGTCTTCAGCACATGCCTTAATCCAATCTACATTGTCATAAGTCCATTTTTCTCTATCTTCAAATGATACTTTGTCGTTACCCCACATGTTTGCTCCATGCACAGATAGCCAAAATACACCTCTGTTCTCTTTTGTGATTGCTTTACCTTGACTAAAATTTAACAGAGCTTTCGCACCGTTAATAGATTGATAGTTAAGAAAAGCAGGAACACAATATGCACGTCCTCTAAAGTCTAACTGTATTGGAAAATACATAGTTACATATTCTTTAAACTGCTCTGCCAAATTTATAATTTTAGCATAAAGCATTCTTTTAGATGACATACGGTTATTCTCTGTGTGTACAATTACACAGGCTTTTTTATACTCAAATAGAGCTTCTTTGTTGGTATCTATATCGTGAGGTTTTTGAGGTATGTCTAGGTTTTCAATGGGTGGCATTCCTCCTATTGAAAGAGACTTATCCCAAGCATTCTGCATAACTCCAAGTATAAAGGTATTAATCCTATAAGCCGTACTTTGCATTAGATTAACTGCACTTGTA